ATGATCGAAATCAACAAAAATCACCCAAAAGAGGTGAATAATATTGTTAAAAACGAAACTTTAACCAAAAAAGTTCATTTTGGTCGTCCTCAGAAAAATAAAAGGCCTTTCTCGAAACTATCAAGAAAAAAGAAAATCATTATTGCAATTATTGTTGTTTTAGTTTTGCTAGTTATTTTGGTTGGTATCTATTTTTTGCTAACAAAAAAACAGCCAAAACCAGTAAAAACAGTTACAAAAAGCCAAAAAACAGAAGTTAAAAAGCCAGTTGTACCAGAAAAATTTTATTCAAGACTATCGGGAGTGGAAGTTGCAAGCAAAGAACTCGAAACCGCACCAGTTTTTGGTGTAATGATCGAAAATTCAATTCCTGCGCGCCCTCAATCAGGATTAAATCAAGCAGAAGTTGTTTTTGAGGCTATCGCAGAGGGCGGAATAACCCGATTTTTGGCTTTATATCAACAGAACAAACCTGAATTAATTGGACCAGTTCGAAGCGTCCGTGGATATTATATAGATTGGGCTTCTGGATTTGATGCTTCAATTGCTCACGTTGGTGGATCTGGTGACGCGCTTGCACGGATTCGTGACGGTAAACACAAAGATATGGATGAATTTTTTAGCACCCGAACTTTTTGGCGTTCAAGAAATCGTTACGCACCTCATAATGTTTATACTAATTCAGCAAATTTAACCGCATTAGCAAATTCGAAAGGCTGGAGTTCTTCAAATTTTGAAGGATTTTCTCGAAAAAACGACTCGTTAACTTCAGCTAAAAATGCTTCCCAAATTCAAGTGAATATATCTGGTTTTTCTTATAATTCAACTTATATCCACAGAGATGATTGCAATTGTTATTTACGTAGTCAGGCTGGTGTTGCACACACAGATTTATCTGGTGGTCAAATTTCACCAAAATCTATAGTTGCTTTAAAAATGAACAATGGTTTAGCTAGCGATAGATACCATAGTGTTTATGAAAATTTAGGGTCAGGAAGTGGAGTGGTTTTTCAAGATGGCCTAGCTACTGAAATAATTTGGTCTAAAGCAAATGAAAGTTCCCCGCTGACACTTAAAAATAAAGACGGAACGCCCGCCAAACTAAACCGTGGCCAAACTTGGATTGTTGCTGTTGGTAATACTACTGGATCTGTAACTTGGCAATAAATAATTTTATATTTTAAAATCATCTTTGTGTTTTTTTGATTATTTTATTCCTTTTTAAAATATAATACGGAATTTGTAAAAGAATAAAAATAATCCACATTAACGAAAGGTTACTTTTTTGAGAATGGTAAATAATAAACATAATCACAAAGAATAGCGCCAGCCACAAAACATTTTTTCGCATTTTGGCAATTTCTTGCTGGATATTATGCTTAGATCGTTGTTTTAAAATACTTCGTGTCTCAATAGCTAGAGCTTTTTTCTGCGTATTTTCATTATACGCATCTGAAGCCTTTTTTTTTGAATATCTTTCGAGGCAAAACTTTTATTTTCTTCAATTTTTATATCATTATTTAAAGGTTTTATTATTTTTTCATTCATAATATCATTATAGCATAGCACCATTCAATTAAAAAGCTCCAGGGCGAGTAGGGGAGCAGTCTATCTTTACTTCATAGTCAATAGTCTCTTGTCAACATCTAATAAGATTGAATCCAGGCACAAAATACCCCTCTTCGGTTAAGCGCCATGATTTGAGCATTTCTCAAAAAACTAATTACTTTAAATATTTTTGTTCGCTTTTTGTTTGCGAGTTTGGACTAACGGTTTAAGTTTCACATAAGCTGTTAATCCTCGTTTAGAATATTGTCTAGTTTTTCAGATTGAGAAATTGATTTGACAGCGTCAAGAAGACCAAATTTATCTTTTTTATCTACAAAATAATCAATTTCTAAACCATTTTTGAAACGTAAAGTTAGGATAGTGAAATAATTTCCAGATTTTTCAGATTTTTGTGTACGAAGTGCAACACGGGCAACTGTTGAAATAATATTGTCTTGATTTAATAATTTTTCTTGCATAATTGATTTTTTCTCCTTAAAAAATTATGTTTTCGTATTTACGAAAACATATTTAGCATACTCAAAAAAGAAAAACAAGATGTGTCGCACAATATATCAAGTACAAACCAGTATAAAAAATGATGTTTAATTTACACCATTTTTTATACTTTCTAATATCATTTCCTTTAATTTTTCGTTATCAATTTTGACTGAATCCACACGCAAAAGAGGGAAGTTCGCTTTTTTAAAAATATCATTTACAATTAAATCACGCTTGATTCTGTCTTTTTCGTTATGCGTGGAGTCATCAAGTTCAATAGCCAATAGAGTTTTAAAATTTCTTGAATCGACTAAAACAAAATCTACTGAAAGTCTGTTAATAAATCTAAATGCTAGCTTAAAATTTTGACCTTTTACATTATGAAAAAATAAACTTGATAGGTGAATTTGTGGAAAAATTAAAATTGAATCACCGCAAACTAATTTTAATTTTTTATAAAATTCTTGTTCACGTTCTGTCATTATAACGTATTTTCGATTATATCTATATTTATATAATGGTGAAGTTTTTTGATTTCCAGAATCTGAAACAATAGCTTTAATTATAATTACAAGAATTACAGGGATTGCAAGAAAATATAATAAAATATCCATATTTTAAATTATACAGGAATAAACCTATTTCAACAAGTTGAAATAGGGAGTTATCACTTAACAAGTTAAAATGATAACTTTTAAATTTTTATGTGTAATTTTTCACGTTTGAAGTGATTTTCAAGTTTATTTACGTATTTTGAAAAGGTAAAATATGATGAATCTTTCGGAATTATATAGATATCGTGGTAATCGTGTTTGGCCGTTAGGAATTGTTCAGGTATTTTTTGAAATTCACTTATGAAATTTTCTATTATTTCAGGTTGTTTTAGGTTTCGACTTGACCAGTAGCGTTTGGCGTTTTTGTCTTGAATAAGCTCTTTTGTAATGTATTTTTTAATATAGCTTGACATCTTCGTTTTATCTTTAATCGGTGCTATTTCTGATCGCCCAAGAGTATATCTTGTGATGAATTTACGGTTTTTGTCTTTCTTTTTATTTTTGAGTTCAGATACGGTGATATATTTGTTTTTTCGAGTGTAAAAGTCTTCTGTTTCGTTTTGGTAGCCTTCGAGCAATGCGTGGAAGTGCCAAGCGCCGTTTTTGTGTCGTTCGGGGACTATTAAATATTTGAATTTGTGGCCATGGTGTCTAAAGTGGTTTAATTGTTCAGTTTTTAGCCAATTTTTAAGCAGGGAAGACATTTTTTTAAAATCGTGGCGGTTGTTTTCGTTTTTAACTTTTGGATTTTTAGGGTCAAATGTGAAAGTAGCAAAATGTGTGAAATTATTACATAGTACATAATCACTAATTTTAGTTTTTGTACGATTGATTGATTTTTGTAAATAGTCTTGCTCTTCGGCGTTTTCTTCGTTCATCAAGATAGCGGAAGTGCCACGATCTGAAAAGTTAGTAAATACAATGGGGCGGTGATACTTAATAATTTTTATAGTATCAGGGTAAACCTTAGCATAACTAGAAATTTCTTTAAACTTAATCTCTTTATTATGTTCAAACATAGACTTTAAAAGCCTTGAAGTTTGGAATTTTAATGCTTGCATACTTTCTCCTTTAAATAGTGTTTTGTGTGTTAAGTGTGGCTCTTGACAAGGGTTGCCCCAAGGGGCAACGCCCCGCCACAATTAAGCAATTTGTTCACGTTCGATTTTGAAATAATGTTTAATTTCAAAATCCGGACAATACTGGTAAACAGATAATCTAGTACTGTTAAGATAAGGTACGGTTTGTACTGTCATTACTTTTTGTAATTTATCTAAAGTATCAAACTTATTTTTAATGACTAAAAGGGCAGTTTTTGCATCTTTTTTAGTCTTATAGTGCGCAATAGGGGTTCGGTTGTGGTATAACGTATATTGAAATTTACGTGTGATTTTTAGTTCGTATAACATAATTTCTCCTTTAAATAATGGTTGTTTCTAGGCTTTCGTGCGCGCGTCATCGACTTGCGGACGCACGAAAGCCTTTCTTTTTTTTCTGCTCTAAATTGATGACCTGAAAATCTTCAAATTCTGCTTTTCCTGATACTACTTTTTGTAAGGTATCGTACATATTGCGTAATTTTTCAGAATGGAAGAAAAAACCGCGTTTTATAACATGACCTATCAATTGACCGCTGTAATCTGTTGTAAGTTTGTGTGCATCATATACTTTATTGACAGTGAATATATTGCCGTGAGTTGAACACATTACCAAATAATTTGCCTGCTCTCTAAAAGGTTTTGCCATACGCAAGAATAGCTGGGAAGTGCCTATAATAGCTTTACGTTGCTTGCGTTGTTGTGAAATTTCGGTAAAAATATACGGTGGTATATCTTTACTTTCAAGCGCATTAAAATATGTATGAATTTCATCTATTAAATAGATAACGCCGTATTTATCATTATTGACTTCAACCAGTAAACGGTGCAAATCATCGTGATTTTTGAAAGTTATAATTTTGTTCGGTAAATCACTGTTGAACTCTAAATTTGTAACTAAAATTGCTTTAGGGTAACGCACCATAAGATTGTATACGTGTTTTACGGCTGATAAGGTTTTTCCACTACCTTGCCAACCGCAATAAACTGTAAGACCAGATGCACGAAATAACTCTTTATCTTTTGAATCTATATAGTTTTGTTTTATTGAGTCGATATGTACTTTTGTTTCTTTTTTAATAAATGACAAATACGACATTTTAACTCCTTTACTTATCTTTAATGCCAAACGCTGGTATTTTGTAAATTACCCACCAAATGAACGAAATTGCTAATTCTATAGGTAAAAGAACGGCCGAAAACGTAAACATAAAAACCATTAACTCTTTCGAACCTAGTAAATAAGCAAAAATCTCTAACGGTGATTGTAGCATTGCTACAACTGGTTTTAATGCTGTTAGTGAGCCCATAAGGGGGGCTAATGCTGAATCGACCGTTTTTACCAAGGCTGATAGCGGAAAAAGCAAGACTTCCAATAATTTTAATAATAATATAATAATCATTTTCTCTAATCCTCCTTTTTATGCCACTTGTCCCATATAAACGCTGAACCCATGAGAATTGGTACAAATTCAAATAATCGATAAGCTGACCACCAGACAAACGCGAATATAATCAAACTCCTTGCTAGCATAATATAAATTTGCGGTACTTTACAAATTGAAGTAGACCAACGAAAACCTTTTGAATATTTATCTCCACCCTTGCTATAAATAGCGTTGTTTAATTCTTGCGTTGATGCATCCCAATACATATTAGAACAACTAGTATCATATCTAAAACCTGAATTTTCGAGTGGTAAGAAAGTAGCATTTAAAATAGTGCTGATTTTATCAAAATTAAACATTGATTTTAAAGTCGAAAGTTCAGCATCGATTTGCCCATCAGCAGGGACAAAAAATGTTGTAATAGCGTTTATTAGTCCATCAAATATTGATTTTATACCATCTAAAATAAGTTTAGGTAAATCAATCAATGCTTTAAGCATACGACCGATAGACTCTATCATCGGACTAAAAAACGACTGTATACCATTTATTATGTTATCTGTAATCGACAAAACAACTTTTTGTGTTCTTTCGATCGAATCTATCATGGGCTGAAAAAACGCTTTAATACCACCCAAAATATCAAAACCGCCACCGCTATTATTACTTGAATTGTTAGAACCACTACCGCCGATAGGTTCAAGCAAAAAACCGCCCTCGTTTAAATCCCAATTATTTGCTTTTAATGTCGAACCACCCAAAAGCGTAAGACCATTTTTAAAATCCGCATCAGTGAAAGAATCTACTTCTGCTGTTGAATCTTCATAATTATGTATATCATAAAAAGTAGAATATGAATCAAAATCTATCTTTTGAGTACGGCGACTATATATGAATTTTTTATAAGCTGAACCCTTTAATTTGATTTTAAATTTTCCAGCTTCTTGCACCATTAAAAGACCACAATCATCATATTTTTTAACTTCACTACCATAATAATCAGGTTTATAATCACAAACATAAGCGATAACACTTAGATTTTCTGAATAATTATTTTGAGCATAAAAATAATAATGTAAATCTATATTTTTCGAATCTGAAATTTGTAAATTACTATAAAAAGAACGCTTTATCTCTCTATCATCAGCTGGCGATATTTTATAACTTTCAATCGCGTGGGCGCTTTTGTTTAGAATCCCAAATAAACCACAACATAATGCAAAGCCAAATAATAAAAAATAAATTTTCCATTTGTTCATACTCTACCTTTTAGGGCGAACTTTCATATTTTTAATAATATATAATGCTAAAATCGTAAGCATTATAATAATGAGCCAAGTTATATCATCGAATTTTACAAATTTGTTATGCAAAGGGGTGTAATAGTATATATCTTGCAT